AGCGGTTATTACTTCGTATCGAAATCCTAAATCAGATTATGATGAAATTACAGATATTATTGTAAAACAGGGAAACTCAAGAGCAGCAATAGAGGACATCACGGCGCCTATTTTAAATGTTTCAGGATATAATCGGAATCCTGATGGCGGCAACCCATCTTCAGATGATGTCGGTATTTCTCGTGAAATAAACTATTTTACGTTTTTTGCTGGGAGAACTCAACCAGCAGAATATATGAATGGCGATCGCCAAGAAGATGAAGCTCGTGGTATTTTTCACTATATGTTAGGAAAGAATAGAGGAATTGTAAAAACAATCAATCTTTCTAAAACTGATGCTAAATTTTTAAAAGAAACAAGATTTCAAGAAGAAGGATATGATGGATTAGAACAACTAAGAGAAGTATACGACGTTGAGATTGAAACATATGCCAATGTGAAAACATTTCCTGGCACATATATTTTTGTGGATCCTCATGGGTTTGCTCCGAATACAATTTCCGATGAAGGTGTTTTCGATTTAACTCAATATGGTATTGGTGGGTATTGTATGATATATCGCTCAACAACTACATTAGGAGAAGGACAAGCAAATACCAAAATCTCAGCAAAGTGGGTTGCTTCTATTGGAGCTAAAGGCACAACAGAAATAGCAAAAAAAGAGAAAGAAAAAGTAGATAAAGTGTGCCCACAAGCAGAAGCAGCTAGACGCAGTAATAAAAATGATACAAGTTGGTGGGAATCTGTAAAAGGTGTTGTCACAGGTGGATAAAGGAGTAATAAATGTCTTTATTTTATGCTGAAGGAAACGATGAATCGTCGATTGATCTTTTTCGAAAGAGAATAGTTTATAAAGGTAAAATGGTTCGTGAATCATTAAAATACAAGAATATTGTAGATTTTAATTTTGGAGAAAAGTTCTTTTACGGCCGAACAAGTCGAACTTTTATGCCGATAAAATACTCAGCCGCAGCAGGTTTAAAAGATTTTAAAAACTCTGCAGGGGGCGCGGTGCCTAATAAAGCAGCAAGTTTTGTAGTGGACGCCTTTGAAGATCTTGTGATACAATTTCAAAAATGCGCTTTAACTGGTAAGATATCGAAAAGCGATCCTTTTTTGAGCAATTTGAAGGTATATAAATCTTATCGAAGTTCTGCGGAGTTATATGACGCACACATTGATACATATTTTAATTCAATTTCTTCTGAATTTCTTCGCAGCGATATAAGAGTTAAGAATTTTGATGAATTTATAAAGGAATTCATGTCGTTGATGAGAAAAAGCGCTAAAAAGTTTCCTTTTACGCAGACAGCATTTGTAAAAAGTAAATATTGTCCATTGATGTCCTCTGGGTTGGCATTAGAGATAGCTGACATTGATGTATTTAACGATGATAAAAAAATAGCTCAATTTGTTAATAGTAAAAATTGGGGATTTTATGTAAATGCTTGCAATTCTTATGGATTTATGGTAGACAGAAATATTCCTTGGCGATTGGTTGCGGATATTGCGTCTTCTGTCATGTTGGGATATTCTGCAGCATATGGACTGGATACCACCGATAAAGTTCTATTAAGAGGGTATAGTTACGTCCATGGGGGATATTATAGAAAATTTAAATATTTTCTTTTAAAGTTGTATAATAAGGTTAGATTGAAAAACTTTTTAACAACTGAAGACTGTGGAGGTAAATCGATTTCAAAAGTTGTAATACCTAAAAAATACACAAAAGATCAATTTGATGCACAATATTCTTCTGAAGAATATTTTATGAAGTTATATTTCCAGATTAGATTTATAGAGGATGAATCGCCTTTTGAAGAATATGAAAAAAACATCTTAATTGATGATACAATAGAATTATATCAAGCAAGAAATTTAACTCAGGCTTTAAATAAATTTGAAAGAATTTTAAATAAACCATTTGACTATCGCGGCTCTTTGAGTTATATTAGTATACAACAGAATGCAAGACGTAATGCGGAGGAACTTTGATATTTCAAACGTTGGATGATAAATCGGAATGTATCGGCATATATGTCGATGGTAAGTTACACTTTGACGATATTCCAACAAATCTAACAAAAACCTGGAAATACTCAGGTTCCATCACAGATCCAAACGTGGAGTATGCTTCATTGTTGTGTTCTGGTTTGTCTTTAGAAGAGGCATGTTCACCGGACATGCTTGATGATTTCAAAAGACTGCAGCGCCGTTTTGTGGCGTATCTGAAGTCATTTCGAATCGGTAGGATCAATTTGCACGAACATTGCTTTTTTGATTTAGTTCCGAATGACTTTTTGCTGCAGTTTTGTGAAGCAAAGAATCAGATAACAAAGCACGTTTTTGAAAACTTTGAAAAACCAGTAAACTATGATCATTTGGATAAGCTAGCAAAATTGTTGTACAAAATCAAATATCAAGATTTGGAAGTTAACAATAAGGACTGTAAAACGTTGTTTTATAATTCGTATGCTCGTGAAAAAATCAAAAAATTGCTCAATGGAAAACGATACATCGATTACAATCTTTTCGGCACCGTGACAGGCAGATTAACCACTGCTCCTGGTTCTTTTCCTATTCTCACGATGATGAAAGAAATGCGGAAGTTGATTAAGCCAAAGAATGACTGGTTTATTTCGCTAGATTACAATGGCGCCGAAGTGAGGACATTTCTGGCATTGTGTGGCGATTCGCAACCACAAGAGGATATTCATGATTGGAATATGAAAAATGTATTTGGTAATCGCACTCTAACAAGGGAAGAAGTGAAGACGACATTCTTTGCGTGGCTATATAATCCAGATTCGAATGACATTAAAAGCAGAGAATACGATAAAAATAAAGCACTTGACAGATGGTATGCCGATGGTAGTGTTACAACGCCCTTTGGCCGTAAATTGATGGTTGGAGAGAAGAAAGCGCTAAACTATCTCGTGCAGAGCACAACGGCAGATTTGGTATTGGAAAAAGCTGTTCAAATTGATGAATTATTAATCGGTAAGAAATCATTCATTTCGCATATTGTCCATGACGAAATTGTATTGGATGTTACCGACGATGAGCGTGATTATATTGTTGATATTAAAAAGGTATTTTCAGAAAATCGATTGGGCAATTATTTAGTTAATTTGAAGGCTGGTAAGAACTATTTAGAGCTAGAAGAACTTAAACTATGATATCAATTATTGGACTAGGAAATGCGGCATCTGCTATCGCAGAGAAGTTTGCTGACACATCAAACTATAATGTATATTTAATGAATAGTGGTGTACACCATACGTCTAAGTATAAGTTTAAATTGAAGAAATATGACACACCAGAAGAATATGAAGAGAACATTCCGAATGTTAAAAAGTTCTTCAAAGACATTGATAATGATGTGCAGTTTATTGTTATGGGGGCATCGTATAGTTCAAATTATGCTCTTGGGATACTTGAACAAATTAAAGATAAAAAGGTAAATGTTTTTTATATTAAACCTGACACTGAGTTGCTTACTGGTGTTCCTCGATTGGTTGAAAAAGCTGTTTTTGGTATTTTACAAGAGTATGCTCGTTCTGGGCTTTTAAACTCCATTACTTTGTTTTCGAATTTAAATTTGGAAAACATATTACAAAATATTCCAGTTAAGGATTATTATGATACTTTGAACAGTTCGATTTTTTCGACAATGCATTATTTAAATTTCTTTGAACATACAGAACCAGAAATCGGACAAGTTTCAAAGCCATCTGAGATTAATCGTATTAGATCGATTGCAATGTTGAATATGAAAACTCTTGAAGAAAAGTGGTGCTTTCCGCTTGACATCGATAGAGAGTTGTGTTATTATATGTGTATAAACGAAAAACGAATGAGAGAAGAAGGAGGGCTTCACAAGAAGTTGGTGAATATTTTGAAAGAAAAGCCGAGAAATGCTTTTCGGAAAATCTCGTATGCTATATACGAGACATCACTAGAACAAGACTTTGGCTTTTGCATTAGCCACACCAATGCAATCCAAAATAACGCTTGACATGCTACGTTGAGTGTTTTATAATAAAGTAACAAGGAACGCTTGTTGCGAACTCATAAACATCAAAAAAAGGAGATAAATTATGGGAATCAATATGGAACTAATGAAAAAGAAACTCGCTACATTGCGAGGAGAGAATACCGGCGATAACACATCTGTCTGGTTTCGCCCAGATGAAGGAGACACTGATATTCGTATCGTGCCTACTGCAGATGGCGATCCGCTGAAAGAGGTGTCTTTCCACTATAACGTTGGAGATCATCGCGGAGGTATTATGTGTCCGAAACGTAATTTTGGCGACAATTGCCCAATTTGCGAATTTGCGTCTTCATTATGGCGTGAAGGTACACAAAACAATGACGAGGAGAGTAAAAAGTTGGCTAAGTCGCTTTTTGTTCGTGCTCGTTTTTTCTCACCTGTCGTAGTTCGCGGCAGAGAGAGTGAAGGAATCAAGGTATATGGTTATGGGAAGCAAGCTTATGAATTGCTTTTGGGATACATTCTTGATCCAGAATATGGTGATATCACAGATACCTCTGAGGGTACTGATATCACTCTTACTTACACTAAGCCTACTAAGCCCGGTGCTTACCCTCAGACAAATCTAAAAATGCGTCGTAATACATCGGCTCTGTTGGAAGATGAGCAAGCGATCCCCGCCCTCCTTGATCGTATGCC